TTGAAGCCTGCTGTTGCCGCTATTGCGAACAAGATTGATCGTGATGGTACATTGCAAGCTGCTAACAATACTTACAACATCGTAGGTACTGCTGGTACTCCCCCAACAGGTCTGATTACTTACCTGACTGCTGCTGCTTACCTTGATTCTGAAGGCGCACCTCGTGATGGTCGTAGATCATGTATCGTTGAGCCGTTTACTTCCGCTACTATCGTTGACAGCTTGAAAGGCCTATTTGTGCCACAAGAAGCTATTGGCGAACAGTATCGTAAAGGCTTGATGGGTCGTGACTCTGCTGGTATGAACTGGAAGATGGATCAGAACGTTGTAGCACATACATTCGGTTCTTTTTCTGGTTCTGCTACTGTGGCTACTACAACTGCTACTGGTTTCTTGACATCTGGTTGGGCATCAAGCTCAAACATCACTTTGACATTGACTTCTGGTGTTTCATTAAACCAAGGCGATACATTCACAATCGCTGGCGTTTATGCAGTTAACCCACAAAATCGTCAGGCTTATGGTTCAAACAAGCTACGCAACTTTGTAGTTAATACTGCTGTTAGCGGTTCAGGTGGTACTATTTCTGTTAACGTAAGCCCTGCGGTTATTACTGCTGGTCAGTTCCAGAACGTATCTATCCCTTCTACTTCAGCAACTGCTGCTGTTAGCTTCTTTAATAGCTCTGGTACTGTTTCCCCACAAAACATCATCATGCACCGCAATGCGTTTACTCTAGCAGTAGCCGACCTTGAGTTGCCAGAGGGTGTTCACTTTGCTGGTCGTGCAAGCGACAAGGAAATCGGTCTGTCAATGCGTGTAGTTCGTCAATACACCATTAACAACGACTCTATTCCTACTCGTTTAGACGTTCTGTATGGTTGGGCTAACTTGTATCCTGAACTCGCTTGCCGTGTTGCAGCTTAATTCACGAATAACGAAAGGAAACTAAAATGTCTAATCCAGGACCAGCAGTAACTACCTCGATTCACCCACAAGTTTTAGGCTCTAACCAAGCATTGCGTTTGATCGCAACTGCTCAAGGTGTTAGCTTGGCAACTTTAGGTGATACCGCAGTTAACGTAATTGATGTAACTAGCTATGTTCCAGTATCCGTTATTACGGCTAACTGTAACAACGCTGGCGCAGCAGTATCTACAGCAAGCACCTATTTAGGTGTTTACACAGGCTTATCTGCTGGTGGTACGGCTGTTTACACTAAAGCGGCTTTAGCAACTAACACAACTACCGCTAACGCATCAGTTGTAGCTGCAACTTTAGTAGCAAGTGCAACATCTGCTCAAACTTTGTATGTAAACGTATCTTCTGCTGCTGTAACAGGCACAATTGACGTATATGTATATGGTTACGATTTGTCAGCACAGTAATCTGTTGTAAAATAGAAGCCCACCCCTTAAAAAAGGGTGGGTTTTTAACATTCTGAGGGGAGTTTATGAAAAATGTAATGATTGCCATGCCTTGCTATTCAGCAAAGGTACACTTTCCGACTATGAGAGCTATTTTGTTAGATGCTATCAATATTATTGGTCGTGGCGATAAATTTAGCATGGCAGAGGACATTGGAAATAGTGACATAGCAGGCTCACGAGGGGCATTATTTGCTGCTTTTGTACGTTCTAAAGCAGATACGCTAGTGTTTATTGATGATGACGTATTTTGGGAGCCAGGAGCATTAATTCAGCTAATTGATTACCCTGTAGATGTAGTAGGTGGTATTTACCCTAAAAAACAAGACCCATTTGAATGGCCTTTTAAAATTGGCATAAAAGAAGAATATTGTAATGACCCAGAAACAGGGTTAATGGAAGTATTAGGTTTGCCGGGCGGATTTATGAAGATTAGCCGTAATTGTGCAGAAAAGATGATTGAGGCATATCCTCGTCAAACTTTGCGTAGCGTAGGCGAACATACTCAGTTTTGGCCTTTATTTGACCCTTATGAAATGCCTGATGGCAATCGTTTAAGCGAAGATTTCAGCTTTTGCCAAAGATGGGTAGATATAGGTGGCAAAGTATGGGCAAATCTTGAATTTGAACTAGGTCACATTGGTTACAAAACTTTTAAAGGAAGTTGTGGAAAACACTTGAGAGATCATCAAAACAATGTAAAATAGTTGTAGATTTACCACACTACCCCTTTGCAAAGGAAAAATTATGTCTAGTACCACAGTTACTCGTGGCAATTCCCACGAAACTTTTTATATCGCTCCATCTATTACTCCATCTGCTGTAGCTGCAAATATTACTGCTGCTCAGACTTTTAGCTTGCCTGGCTTGCAAGTAACTGATCTTATTTTGTCTTTTGGCTATATTGCCAATCAAACTGCTGGTGCATTTATTGCAGAAGCTGATTGTTTGACAGCTAACGTATTGACAGTTCAATTTGGCAACGTAACAACTGGTAGTATTACTCCTGCTGCTGGCGTTTATGAATTCCAAATTACTCGCTTAGAAGGCCCAGCACCTACTACTGCTGTTTAAGGATAAATCATGGCTAACGTATCAGCTTACCGCTTTGTTGGCCCAACAACGGCCATATCAGTAACTACATCTAGTTCGACTTCTGTAACTATTACCCCTAATGGTAATGATCAAGCGAACTTTTGTGGCTTTTTAAACGTAGGTACAACACCTATTGCTATTACTATTGCTCCAGCCGTTGCAGGAACAACGACAACTGCACCAGCAGCCGTTCTCCCAACAGGTGGAAATAGCTCACAGAGCTTTGTTTTAGGCATTTCAATGTCACAGCCTACTGTGATTGCTGTACCGCCTAGCTTTGCTATTACAGCTATTGGAACAGCTAATACGCTATATGTATTGCCTATGGTCGATCAAAACTAAGGAATAATCATGGCAAACCCAGGTGTAGCAAGTAGTTCAGTAATCAATTTATTGCCAGTTCAGGCTGAATATGATGCTAATAACAATTGTTTAGGTCTATATGGTCAAGGCGGCAATGCTTTATATGCTCCATACAATGCAAGCTCATTGTCTATTGGTAATGGTTTAGTTGCTTCTTCTACTTTGCCTATTATTGCTAGTGGTTTTGGTACAAGCCCAACTATTACAGCTTCAAATACTTTGTGTTTTAAAGTAGTAGTTGGCACAGGTGGCGCAGCAAGTGGAACAATTACTTTTCCAACTGCACCTAATGGATGGATGGTTGAAGGCAATGACGTAACAGGTGGAACTACATTATTTTTACAACAAACTGAACGCAAGAGCAAATCCATGTTGATGCAAAGGACAAATCAGAAGGAATTCATTGAACCTAAAAAGGGTTCTGTTACCAAATCCCTGATTCTTAAGACGGCTCTCGAGATCGCTAGTAAATCGGGGCTTGAAGGTCTCACTATCGGTAATATTGCAGAGACCGTGAATATGAGCAAAAGTGGTGTGTTTGCACATTTTGGCTCTAGAGAAGAATTACAAGTTGAAGTTGTTCGCGCCTACTACCGTGGCTTTGAAGGGCTTGTATTCGTACCCGCTCTCTCAAAACCCAAAGGGCTACCGCGCCTTAAACAAATGATTAGCGCATGGCTCAAAATCAGCGTTGGTGGCGATACATCTAGTTGCTTTTTCATTGCTGGCGCAGCAGAATACGATGACCGCCCTGGCATCGTTCGTGATGAACTGGTACGTAGCGTCAAAGACTGGCGTGCCGCCATCCTCAGGGCTATTCAAGAATCTGTCGCTGCCGGACATTTAAAGAAGTCTATCAATGCAGAAGCTTTGCTGTTTCAGCTTTACAGCACTGTACTAGGCGTGCATCACGATTCACGCTTTTTAAGAAACCCCAAAAGTCTTACGATTGCAAATAAGTTAATCAAAGAGATCTTTGCAAACAAATAAAACCTAACTACTTTTTTTCGAGAAACTCTATGCCCCAATACAATCCTCCCTTGCGCGATATACAGTTTGTTATTCACGAACTGCTCAATGCCGATAAAACATTTGCCACCTTGCCAGCCTTTAAGGATGTTGATAAAGACACCATCAATCAGATCATGGAAGAGTCTGGGAAATTCGCAAGCGAGATTGCCTTTCCCCTCAATCAAGTGGGCGATAAAGAAGGTTGTACTCGCCATGAAAATGGATCAGTAACCACCCCCGCTGGCTTTAAAGGGGCCTACCAACAATATGTAGAAAGCGGCTGGCCGTCCCTGTCATGTGATCCGCAATTTGGGGGTCAAGGTCTACCCCAACTACTGAATAGCGTTCTTTATGAAATGCTGAATTCTGCAAATCAGTCTTGGGCAATGTATCCAGGCTTATCTCATGGCGCATATGAATGCTTGCATGCCCACGGGACAGATGATCAGAAGAAAATTTATCTTGAGAAGTTGGTATCTGGTCATTGGACTGGCACGATGTGTCTCACTGAACCTCAATGCGGCACTGACTTAGGTATTTTAAAGACTAAGGCGGAACCGTTAGCAGATGGAAGCTATTCCATCACGGGTACGAAGATCTTTATCTCCAGCGGCGAACATGACCTTACTGACAATATTATTCACTTAGTCTTAGCGCGACTCCCAGACTCACCCAAGGGAACCAAAGGCATTTCATTATTTGTCGTTCCAAAGTTTTTGATCAATGCAGATGGTAGTTTGGGCGCCAATAACAAAGTGTCCTGCGGTTCACTAGAGCATAAGATGGGTATCCATGGCAATGCAACCTGTGTCATGAACTTTGATGGTGCCATTGGTACGCTTGTGGGAGAGCCTCATAAGGGACTGAATGCAATGTTTGTGATGATGAATGCCGCACGCTTGGGTGTTGGCATGCAAGGCCTTGGCTTAACCGAGGTCGCGTATCAGAACTCTGCTGCTTACGCCAAAGAGCGCCTGCAAATGCGCAGCCTCACTGGCGTCAAAGCACCTGAAAAAGCAGCTGATCCCATCATTGTTCATCCAGATGTACGGAGAATGCTGCTGACACAAAGGGCCTATGCCGAAGGTGGTCGAGCATTTGCTTATTGGGTTGCCTTGATGATTGACACAGAACTGAATCATCCAGATGAGCGTGTTCGTAAAGACACTGCGGATATGGTCACCCTACTCACCCCCATCATTAAAGCATTTCTCACAGATAACGCATTTACCGCTACCAATGAAGGCTTACAAGTTTTTGGTGGTCATGGCTACATTGCCGAATGGGGCATGGAGCAATATGTTCGGGATGCACGCATCAATATGATTTATGAAGGTACCAATACGATTCAATCTCTCGATCTTTTGGGACGCAAAGTACTCGGTGATATGGGTGCAAAACTACGCAAGTTCGGCAAACTCGTTGAAACCTTCATTGAAGAAGAAGGCGTTCGCAAAGAAATGCAAGAGTTTATTGACCCATTAGCTGACATCGCTACCAAGGTTGAGAAACTGACCAAGGAGATTGGGATGAAAGCAATGATGAACCACGAAGAAGTGGGCGCTGCGGCCGTGCCTTATCTTCGCACCGTAGGGCATTTGGTCTATGCGTATCTGTTTGCCCGCATGGCAAAAATTGCTTTCGCCAATAAATCGAGTAGC